GGCACGATGACGAGCAGGTCAGCCATCGGTCGTCACCGCCTGCTGCTGGGCCAGGTACCGATCGGCGTGTAGCAGCGTGGCCTTGACGTGGCCGATTCGCACACCCGTGTGCACGTGGATCGGCAGCCCGAGTAGCCCTGCCCGCAGGCAGAACGTCAGGTCCTCGCCGATCGCGCGGCCGGCCAGCTCGGTCTCCTGGAACCAGGGCCACACCGTGCTGAAACCGGCGTCCCGGACCCTCTCCAGTGCGGCCCGGTGCATCATCAGGAATGCTGCGCCGGTGCCACCGACGCGCATCAGCGAGTCCATCGGCCAGGTCGTGTAGCGGACGAACGTGGGCCCGTGCTCGTCCTCAGACAGGTCGTACAGCGTCGGCCAGAGCATGGAGTCGGTCGCCCCGAAGCAGAGGCCGCCGACGATCGGCGTCGCCCCGGGGTCGGCGTCGGCCAGTAGCCGCTCCACGGCGTCCGGCGGCCACATCATGTCTGCGTCGACCATCAGCAGCCACTCGCCCCAGTCCGGGCGTGCGAGGAAATCGGCCACGGTCTGGTTGCGGGGGCCGGCGACGTTGACGCCGGCGTGCCGACCTCGGACGCCGGCGATCTGGCGAGGCAGCCCACGCTCGGCGGCGCGCAGGAAGTCGTAGGCGATCATGCCGGCCAGCGACTCACAGAACGCGGCGTTGACCTCGCCCGGGTGCAGCCATGACACGAACACGGTGCCCTGATTGGTGGTATCCACATGTCCTCCTGGAATGTCGAGGGGCGCCGATGCCAGGACCATCGGCGCCCCTCTTCCCCCGGGAGCGACCCGGGGGCGCGTGATTCGGATCAGACCCAGCCCGACGTGGTCGTGGTCTGACGCAGCACCCGTGCCGACACCTCCGGCGCGATCTGGTCACCGCCGACCCGCCAGTAGGCCGCCCAGCCGGCCTGACCGGTCGGGGTGCCGGTGGTCGTGTCCATGACCATGGGGTTGTACTGCACGGTCATCCCGACCCGGTCGATGATGTAGTACGACTGCAGGTCCGCCAGCACCAGCGGGGTGCTGGTGGTGTTGGCCGCGTAGGAGTCCATGCTGGACGCCTCGTACGTCGGGGCGCCGATCAGCTCGGACGGCCGCCCGACACCCATCGACGCCCAGAACGCGCCGCCGGAGCTGTTCGTCGACAGTTGGCGGATCTTGTTGTACACCGACTTGTTCGCCAGCCACACGCTGTTCGGCGCGTGCCGCGGCGTCGCCGCGTCCGACATCGAGTAGATGTCAGCCGTGGAGATGGTGCTAGCGGCCGCCGTCGGCACCCGGCTCGCAGTCGTCGCCACCGCGGCGGTGACCACGCCGCGCGGCTGTCCCGACCCGGATCCGGTCGCGAAGGCCGCCCCGTCGAGTCGGCCCTTGGCGTCGGCGAGCAGCCGGGCCAGCTCCCCGGCGAAACCGGTGTCGGCGAGCGCCTCATAGGAGCCGAAGACCCACGCGAAGGCCTTGTGGGTCGCGATGCTGGGCTGGGCGAACGTCGGCGTGGCGTCGGCGGCCGCGGTGTTTTCGGCGAGCCACTGCGCGGTGACACCCGCCGACGTGACACCGTGCCACGTGTCCGTGACGATCTGCCTGACGGTGGCCAAGGGCCGGATCGGGTCCACGATCCCGATGTTGGTCAGGATGATCGTCGGGTCCAGGGTGAACGGCACCAGGGCGCCTCCCTGGCTGTCCGGCGACAGGGACAGCGCGGCCCGCAGCGCCGGCCCCATGTATGCGCCCCGCGTCCGGATGTACTCCTCGAAGTCGGCGTGGTACTCCGGCGACCCGGTGAGCAGCATGTGCCGGGCCAGCAGCGCCGCCTGGCGGCCCTCCGCGTCGAGCATGCGGGTGACGTGCTCCCGTCCGGCGTCGTCCAGATGCCGGGGCGCCTCCTCGACGGCGGTCCGGGCCCGGGCGATCAGATCGTCCGGCGGCACCAGGCCGGCGCGGATCTGCTCGGCGCCCTCGTACGGCGACGCCCGGCTGATCAGCGTCGGCGCTCCGGTGCGCTCCCGGCTGGTCGGGGCGACGGCCGCGCCTCGGATGCGGGCCATGCGGTCGGCGCGCTCCTGTAGCGGCTGGCGCTCGGCCTCCAGTCGATCCCACTCGGCCAGCAGCTGATCGACCTCGGCGGTTCGGTCGGCGAGCACCTGCGCCCGCTCGGCCTCGTCGCCCTCCGGCTCGGCGGCCTCCTCGAGCGCCGCCAGCTTCTCACGGATCTCCGCCTGACGTGCGGCGATCTCCTCCAGACGGTCCACCATCACAGTCCCTTCGTGATACGCGCCGCCCGGATGCGGCGCGCGATGTCGATTTGCCGAGTGGAGTGCTGCGCTGGCGGCGGGTCCATCGGCGGGGCGGGCGGCGTGATGCCGGTGCCCGGCTCGCCCGTCGGGCCCGATGCCGGGGTGACGAGCGAGAGCATCTGGCGGAGCAGGTCTGCGCGCTCGGCCTCATCCATCGCGACCAGGTCGGCGAGCCACCGCTGGGCCGACCGAGTGCCGACGATCACAGCCTCGGCGTACGCAGGCATGGGCGTCGGGCCGTACTCGCGCATGTCGATTTCATGCCGGGTGATCGTCGGTCGCTGGCCGCGGGCCGGGCGACTACGGGTCGACCGGATGAAGCGACCGGAAAACGACATCGCGGTAATCGCGCCCTTTTTGATTGCATCCAGAACGCTGTCGGCGAGCGGGTTGTCCAGGTAGCGGGTCACCGTGAACAGGCCGCGGCCGTCGGGCCGCGGCGGCTCGATCGGCACCCCGATCGGCACCGACAGCTGCCCATCCGGCGTCCCGTAGATCGTGCGCGCGTGGTTGTAAAATACCCCAAACCGGGTGCCCTTCTGTCCGATCGTCCGGTCGAAGGCGGTCGGGGCCAGGATCTCGTCGTAGTGGCCGTCCTGGTCGTGGATCTCCGCCGGCGTATCGAAAACCGCGGCGTACGCCTCGACCACGCGGCCGTCGCCGTCGGCGCGGACGGTGCAGTCCTCCAGCATGTATGCGCGACCGAACGGGCGCACCGCCAGCCGATCATCGTCACCCGACATCGGGCTCCCCCCTCCCGTCTGGCTCGCTGCCGCCGACCGGGGCGACCGGCTGCACCTGCACCGACGGCAGACCGGTGTGCTCCAGTAGAGACATGTCCTCGGCGTCGATCGCCGCCACCGCGCTCTCCGGCGTGAAACCCGCGTCCAGTAGCTGGCGAAGCGCGGTCGCCTGCTTGACCTGGATGTCGGCCACGTCGCGACGGTCCTCACGCAAGAATGGGACGTCGCGCACGTCGTACCAGAGCCTGGAGGACTGGTCCGGCGGCGGGAACAGGTTCTCGAGCGCGGCCGCGGCGGCCTCCCACAGCGGAGCGATCGTCAGGTCGGCGAAACGGCGTCGCACCTGGCCGTAGTTGCCGGCGTTGAGACTCGACCCCTGCAGGCCCTCGGACAGCCCGAGGATCACCGGATGCACCCCAGCCGCGGAGGCGATCCGGGTCTCCGACAGGCCCGAGATCTGTTTGAAGTCCATGGCCCTGAAATCGGCGCCGACCGGCGTTGCCTTCGCCCCGACCAGGTAGAGCGTTTTGTATGCGTTCCGCGCGCCGCGGTGCTCGACCTCCAGCGCCTCCTTGAAGCGCTTGACCTGCTCCAGCTTCATGGAGGGCTCGAAGCTGATCACCATGTTCGGCGTGGCCCCGTTCTTGAAGAACGCGAGCTTGTGCTCGGTGGCCTGCACGTCGGACTGCATCTCCCGCAGGATCGGCGTCAGCCACGACACGCCCCGATACCAGCCCTCCGGGTCCGGCATCGGCGCGAAGATCGCCACCTCGTCGGGCTCCAGCACGATGGTCCGGCCGCCCGGCGGCTCGTACACCACGCCGAGCAGCTCGGCGTCCAGGTCGTGGCCGACAATCCCCGGGTCGTCGTGCGAGCCGACCGCGAGCGTGCACCAGTCCGGGCGCATCCTCACCAGCCCACGCCGGCGGCGCGCCACCAGGGCGGTGCCGGCCAGGTCGGCGTCCAGCAGCATCCGGGCCAGCAGCTGCCGGGTCGTCTCACCGCGTACCGGCCGCTCGAGGCCGAGTAGCGACTGGTCGAAGAACAGGGCGTCCGCCCGGCCGCCACGAAGACGCTGGAACTGGAACCGCGCCTGCGCGAAGGCCATCACACGGGCCAGCTCGCAGGCCCAGACCACGCCGCTACGCCGGTAGGCAGCCCTGACCAAGGTCTCGAAGTCGCTCGGGAGATGCTCCTCGGTGCCCCACGACGCCGCGGTCTGGGTCACCCACTGCAGGCCCCCCTCTGACAGGGACGTGATCTGCGCGTACAAGTCCTCGAGGGTCAGCGCCGAGTGCCGCGGACGCAGCCACGACGCCGCGCGAGACCACCAGCCCACAGCACACCCCTCAGTCGAAGAAGAAGCCGCACTCGAGCTCGCTGATCAGGTGCCACGCCACCGCGTCCCCGAGCGGCCGGGTCTTCGCGCCCAGCACTGCGGTCGTCAGCTGTGCCTGGTCGATGTGCCGGTCGGTGCCGTCCCGGGCCGCGTCCAGCAGCTGCCCGCACGCGGCGGCGACCTCGCTGTACGTCGGCAGGATCAGGTCACCGCGCTCCGGCCGTTCCGGGTCGGCCGGCAACGTGATCCCGGCCTTCTCCAGGTCGGTGACCAGCGACCCCGCCGGCCCCTTGGCGTCCAGGCAGATCGCGACCGGGCTGTACCGCTCCCGCAGCTCCACCAGCCGGTCGACCACCCACGCGGTGCCGCGCCGGTGGTCGATCAGCTCCAGGTGCATGCCACCCTCGGGCCGCGGTGAGGCGATCGCGATCGCCGACCACGCCCGGTCCGGGGTGACGTCGACGGCGATCGCGATGTCGTCGCTGGCCGTCGAGGTCGGATCCGCCATCGCCGCCCACTGCTCGGGCGATATCACACTCTCCTCGACCAGCGACGGCACCCGCTGGCATAGCACCTCGGTCAGGAACACCGGCACCGGGTCGGTTGCCAGCGCCGACGCGATGGCCTCCTCGGTGATCGTGTAGCCGAGCGACGGGTTCGCCATCGCCCAGATTCGACGGTCCTGCAGCTGGCAGTCGGCGGTGTGCGGATCGCTTCCCTCGCGGCCGCACGTGCACGCCACGTCGTCCGGCGCCGACCACTCGAACAGCCCGAACGACAGGTCCAGGCCGGTGTCCGCGGCGATGGACTCGACGTCGGCGCCCGGTCTCTGCGCGAGCAGGTCGGCCAGGGCGGCGGCAACTGCCCGACCCTTCGCCTGCAGCTCGTTGAGCACCACCGACTTGTCGTCGCCGGCGTTGCTGAACGCAAACACCTGTGCGTTGCGCCGCGCCATCGTCGTCTTGGTGACCGCGCCCCACGAGTCCCAGCTCTGGTGCTCTCGCAGCTCGTCGAGGTTGACGTCGTCGCCAGACAGACCCCGGCCGCCCTTACGCGACGCCGCGGCGATCTTCCACCGCGACCCGCTGACCAGCTTCAGCGCCTTCTTGCCGTTGGTCTTGTCGACGTGCGCGATCTCGGCGGCCAGCTCCGGGACACTCTCGGCGATCTCGACCGCCTTGTCCCACGACTCCTCGGAGATGTCCAGGTTCTGTGCGGTGCCGATGATCAGGGGCACCTGCAGCACGAACATCTTCCAGAGGTTTTTGATCTCGACGCTCGTAGTCTTGCCGTTCTGGCGTGCGACCAGGATCAGTACCGTCCGGAACCGAAACCGGCCATCCTTGCGCAGCTCCAGCGCGTGGATGAGCAGCCACCTCTGCCACGGAAGCGGCTCGATCTCCAGCACGTCCCGGGCGAAGGCAACCGCCGAGAAGCCGAGCGATGTCGCGGGCGTCAGTGCGCACCCGCAGCCGCACGGCCCGGGACGCCCGGTCGCCAGCGGCGGCGTCCACAGCCTAGGCGTCGTGCTGCCCAGCAGTGGCACCGGTGGCGCCGGCGCGTAGCTGAGCAAGGCGACCTCCCACCTGCCTGTCCTTCGTGATGGCCTTCCTGGCGCCCGGGGCGCCGCCCAAGTCCCGCAGCACACCCTGTAGCTGCGGGCCGAGCCAGCCGACCGTCTTCGTGACGTCGCACATCGCGGCCAGCTTCTCGATCCGCCTGTAGACGTCCGGGCTCCCGGCCGCGTCGCGCATGATCGCGGACAACTCCTCGGCCCGGTCGACCGCCTTCTCGATCTCCTCGGCCTGACGCAGCGCCAGCGCCTTGAGCGCCTCGTCGGCCGGCGTCAGCCATGTCATCTGGTCGATCGCGGCCTTCACCGCGTCCCGCAGGTCCGGCGCCCGCTCGCGAGGCGGACTTGCCGGCACCGCAGCCAGCTTGCGGGTCCGAGGCGGCACGGGGGTACCTCCAGTCACGAGACCGGCACGGGTGCCAGCGGGGGGAGATTTCCCTGACAGGGGCGCGGGGTCAGGATATGTCCGTTTTGCCGCGCGACCCCCGCCCCCCGGTGTCCTCCGGGGCGCTCACCACTGACGCGACGTGACCAAGCGTGACGACTGCTGTCT